GGTTCATCATCCACCCGTCGATCCGCGCGGACCTGGATTTCTTCATTCGGGACAAGCAGGATCATGAATATTTATTCCAGAGTCGGCAGCGGAAGAAGCACACCGGCTTTGCCGGTAGGCCGATCGACCGCAGCACTGCTTACAAGATGCTGCGCGAGGCGGCCGATCATTTTGGCCTGACCGACATCGGCACGCATACGATGCGGAAGACGTGGGGCTACCACCTGTACATGCAGGACCCGCGGAATCTGGCGTTACTAATGCGCATGTTCAATCACACGTCGGAAACCGTAACTTTGATGTATTTGGGGCTGACTCAGGACCTCATGGACAGCGCGATCCGCCGCCTGAAGTACGCATAATTCAGGTTGTGTTGCACTCAAACCACTGCACCATAAACAAAGCCTAGAAGAATCGAAGAAAAACAGCAGTTTATGAGTGCAACAGAATCTATGTTATGGGTTAGTCTAATTACAGTTTTTAGTCGATGCGCAGGTTGATTTTTCGCGCAGTCTTTCGTAACTCTTGTCTCTGTGAAAACGTTTCAACGTGAAAACAACTCAATTGGCCGGAGGTGGGGTGAGATGTGAGTGGCACCGAAGCGCAGTCCGTTGGAGCGAAGGGCCTTCAAAATGTGGTGTGCCGCTGGCCGCCCGCGGCAGTTGAAGTGGATTGCGGACGAGCTCGGCGTCAGCCCCGAGATGATCCGCAAGTGGAAGCATTATTACAAGTGGGACGATCGCGAAGATCCGCGGCCCGGGGCACCACGCGGCAATAAGAACGCCGTCGGCAACAAGGGCGGCGCGCCGAAGGGGAACGCCAATGCCGTCAAGCACGGCCTGTACCGTAAGTTCATGCCGCAGGACGAGGAATTCCTAGAAATTTACGATATGGCGGCCGAGGCCGATCCGCTCGACATGCTCTGGCACAACATCACCACACAGTTCGCCGCGATCATCCGCGCACAGAAGATCATGTTTGTGAAGGATCGCGACGAAATGATCAAAGAGCTGAAGAAGCGGAAGCGGCAGATGGATACTGAAAAAGTCGGAAAGAATCCGGATGGCACGAACAAATACGAAACGTATGAATCCTACATTGAAGAGGAATGGGATTTCCAGTTTGCATGGGATCGTTACGCGACGTACCTTAAGGCGCAGGCGGCCGCGATCAGCGCGCTCAATTCGTCCATCCGGCAGTTCCTCGCAGCGGCACCGGAGGCGGACGAGCGCCGGGCGAAGCTGGAGCTTATGCAGGCGCAGGTTGCCAAACTCCGGGCCGAGACGAAGGAACTCGAGGGCGACAGCGAGGGCAGCGTGACCATCATCGATGACATCCCGATGCAGCCGCAGGCAGGTGGCTCGCATGGTTAGATTGACGAGCCTGATCGCCGCGTCGTTCTATGCTGTCTATCACTTTATCAAGGCGGGTGCATACACGCATTGGTGGCTCAAGGGCGGCCGGGGCAGCACAAAATCCTCGTTTATTTCGCTCGTCATCATTCTGGGGATCATGCGGAACCCGGGGACGCATGCGGTCGTACTCCGTAAGGTAGCGGCGAACCTCAAAGACAGCGTATATGAGCAACTGCTGTGGGCGATCGACGTGCTCGGCGTCAACCACAAGTGGAAGGAGAAGCTCAGTCCGCTCGAGCTCGTCTACATACCGACCGGACAGCGCATTATCTTCCGCGGCGCGGACAAACCGAAGAAGATCAAGTCGATCAAAGTCAAAACGGGATATATCCGCTGGATCTGGTTCGAAGAAGTCGACGAGTTCAACGGTCCGGAGGAAATTCGGGTCATCAATCAGTCGCTGATGCGTGGCGGCCAGAAATTCGACGTGTTCTATTCGTTTAACCCGCCGCGATCTGTGGCGAGTTGGGTGAACACCGTCGTTCTGGAAAAGCGGCCGGACACCTACGTGCATCACAGCACTTATTTGGACGTGCCGCGCGAATGGCTCGGGGAACAGTTCCTGATCGAGGCCGAACACCTGAGGGCTGTCAATGAAGCCGCGTATGAACACGAGTATCTCGGCAAAGCGAATGGCACAGGCGGCGAGGTATTCACGAATGTCAAGGCGCGCATCATCACGGACGAGGAAATCGCCAGGTTCGACCGGATATACCGCGGCGTCGACTTCGGTTATGCCGCCGACCCGCTGCACTATACGGAATGCTATTACGACAAGACGCGCAGGCGTCTTTTTATTTTCTTCGAAATTCACAAGGTCGGCTTGAAAAACCGGCTTGCCGTGGAGCAAATCAAGCGACAAAACACCAGTAACCGGCAAGTTGTCGCCGATTCCGCCGAACCGCGCACGATTGCCGAATTTCATGACCTAGGTCTGAATATCGTTGGGGCCAAAAAGGGTCCTGACAGCGTGGAACACGGCATTAAGTTCCTTCAGGACTTGGAGGAAATCATCATCGATCCGGTGCGCTGCCCGAACACCGTCCGAGAATTCACGCAATACGAACTGGATAAGGACGCGAACGGGAATTGGAAGGCCGGGTATCCGGACCGCAACAACCATTCGATCGACGCGGTGCGCTATGCGCTTGAGAGCGAGATCAACATGAGAAAGATCAAGTCAGCGCCAACAGTGGCGCGATAGGAGGTGAGACACTATGTTGCCAGATTTCAGTTACGAGATCGAGCGAATTCAGGCCGGCGGCATCACGCCGGAACTGGTCAAACGCATCCTGAAGAAGTTTGAGCCGCGCCAGACGGAAATGATGGGGCTGTATTTGCGGTACCTTTGTGACCGCCACGGCGTGCCAATTTTCCGGCGCCGCTTGGATGACAGTCGAAAGGTCAACAACATGCTCGCCAACGATTATCTGGGCGAAATCGTCGACATGAAGACCGGCTATTTTGCCGGAAATCCGATCTCGTACAACTACAGCAAGGACGTGGAGGGGTACGAGGCGGCGCAGAACCTGATCACGAGATTTTCCGCCGAGAACAATTTGCCGGATCTCGACGTCGAAACGACGAAAATGGCTGCGATCTGCGGTTACGGCGCCCGATTGCTCTACATCGACAAGCAAGCACGCGAGCGGGTGAAAAATCTGCCGGCCTATGGTACGGTGATCCTCACCTCCAGCGGCGACATCACCGAGCCGGAATATGCGCTGTATGTGTACGTCGTGCTGAACGAAAATAACAGCCCGATCCGGAAGGTTGAGTTTTACGACGAGGCGAAAACGCACTATTTTATCGAAACCCGCTCGAACAGCGGAAGCTTTCGGGTCGAGAAGGAGCCGGAGCCGCATCCATTCGGTATATGCCCGGTGGTGGGCTATCCGAACAATGCCGAGCTGCAGGGTGATGCCGAAAAGGTGCTCAGTCTGATTGACGCAGTTGACCGCACCATGTCAGATGTCAACAGCGAGATCGAGGCTTTCCGCCTTGCATATATGGCGTTTATCGGCGGCCAGATCGACGAGGAGACGCTGAATGAAGCACGCAAGACTGGAGCGTTCAACATCCCAGATGGCGGCGATATCAAATTCATCACGAAGCAGCTGGATGACGACATTGTCGAACATCATTTGGACAGGCTTCATGACAACATCTACCGGTTTTCAAAGACTCCCGACCTTTCCGACGAGGCGTTCGGCAGCGGTTCGCAGTCCGGTGAAGCGCGCAAATATAAGCTGCTGGGCCTTGAAATGAAAACCGGCTTCTTCGAGAACAAATTCCGCTCGGCCAGCAAGCGCATGTTCGAGCTGCTCGCCAGACCGTGGAACATGAAAAAGCCGTCGCTGCAGTTCGATCCGCTTAACGTGTGGTACGAATTCAAGCGGAATTTCCCGAAAGATCTGCTCTATGAAGCGCAAGCGACGCAGCAACTCAAGGGCATGGTCAGCGAGCAGACGCGGCTTAGCCAGCTTTCGTTCGTCGATGACGCGCACTACGAAATGGAACTCATGCGGAAAGAGCGGGATGAGATCCCTGACCTGGAGTTGGACGAGGACGATGAAGTATGAGTCTGGACAAGTACGAAGACGAGCTCCGCAAAACGAACGAAGAGCAGACGGCCATGACTGAAGCACAGATTCGTCGGAACTTCGAAATCGCGCTGCATGGCATCATCGCCGAAATCGGCCTGATCTTCGCAAAACTGGGGACAGACGGGAAACTGACCTACGCCGAAATGGCGAAATACGCGCGCCTGCGCCGCCTGGAGCGCCGGATCATGGAACAGGTCGACCAGATGAGCGCGAAAAATCAGCGGGCAATCCGGAATCTTCTGCGGTCGTCGTATTCGCACTCCTACGAGTGGATGGCATGGGCGATCGAAAAGGAGAGCCGGGCGCGGTTGGCGTACCGAGCAATTCCAGCTGACCGCATCGATCGAATCATTGATGAGCCGATCGGCGGCCGTCCGCTGAAAGGCCGATTGTCCCGATTGCGGAAGCAGACAGCCGATGAAATGTTCCGCCGTATCACCGCTGATCTGGTCGATGGCAGCACGATGAAGACGATGACCGGGCACGTGCGGGAAGTGTTGAACACCAGTCACGCCGATACCATCCGGATCGTCCGCACCGAATCGCACCGCATTCAGGAGGCCGCGACGCTAGCCAGCGCGCAGCATGCGACAGAGCAGGGCGTCGTGATGCTGAAGAAGTGGAACTCGCTGCATGACGAGAAGGTGCGGCGCACGTCGCAGGCCAACCACCAACTCATGGACGGTCAGGAAGTCCGGGTGGACGAGGACTTCGAACTTCGCCCGGGCGGTGGTCGCGGGAAGGCGCCGGGCAATACCGGCGTCGCTGCGCACGACATCAACTGCCGGTGCTTCGCGACGTACCGGATCGCCGAGATCCAGAAGAAGGAGCACAAGGAATTGGCTGATTTGTCGTTTGAGGAATGGAAAAAGGTGAGGCTAAAAAATCCAAATTGAAAGGGTGGGTGGAAGCATGTACGGTGTCTTTTTTGTCTACAGGGGCAGTAACAAGGAATACCTCATCGAACGTTTTCCAAGCGAACAAGAAGCGATGGACGCCAAAAGCAAATATGTAGTCGAAACTGGTGACAAGGTGTTTGTAAAATCGCTCATCTGAGCGGCTTTTTAATTTAATAAAAACCTGAGGGCGGGTGCTTGCGAACTCACCGCAGGGCGCAGGTATGGCCGAACTCGAAATGGAGGACACGAAGATGCAAGAAAAACAACGAAGAAAGTTGTATTTGCTGCTTGATCTGCAACTGTTTGCAGACGGCGGCGGCCTAGATGGGGGAACTGGCGCCACAGGAGGCGCGCAGGGCCAACAAGGCGGCCAAGGGAATGGTAATGGTGCCGGCACCGGACAAAGCGGCTCAGGAGGCGAATCTGGCGGCCAGGGGGGCGAAGGATTCAAGCCGACGCCCGAAATGGAAGCCTGGCTGCAGAAGCAGATCCAGTCCGCGGAGGATCGCGTTCGCACGCAGTACGTCAAGCAGCTCAAACAGCTGGAGCAGGAGAAAGAAGCGCTGCTCAAGGAGAAGATGACCGAGGAGGAACGGGCCAAATACGAGCTTGAGAAACAGCGGCGCGAACTCTTCGAGAAGGAAGCGGCGCTGAAGCGGCAGACGGTCGAACTGGAAGCAACCAACCTTCTGGCGGCCGCGCAATTGCCGATCCAATTCAAGCAGTTCGTGCTCGGCGAAGACATCGACGACACGAAAAAGCGCATCGACGACTTTAAGAAGCTGTGGGATGCCGCGGTTTCCGAGGAAGTCACGAAGCGCATGGCCGCCGGCGGCCGCACGCCACCCAGCGACGGAGCCGGTGGAAAAGCCGGATTCAATATGAACGACCTCATTCGCAGCGCCGTAGGGCGCTAATTTCATTTTCAGGAGAGTGAATGACCAATGGCTGTGAATCTGATTCAACGTACCGATGCGGAAGCCCTGATCCCTGTCGAAGTAGCAAGAGAAATCATTCAGGGCGTGCCGCAATATTCGGCCGTCATGCAGCTGGGTACGCGCCTGCCGAACATGACGGCGAAGCAAAAGCGTCTGCCGGTGCTGAACAGCCTGCCGATGGCCTACTTCGTGAATGGCGACACCGGCCGCAAGCAAACAACGAAAGTGGACTGGAAGAACAAGTTCCTCGAAGCAGAGGAAATCGCGGTCATCGTGCCGATCCCGGAAGCCGTTCTGGACGACGCAGATTATGACATCTGGGGCCAAATCCGTCCGCGAATCGAGGCCGCATTCGGTGAAGTGTTCGACGCTGCGGTGCTGTACGGCACGAACAAGCCGTCGACGTGGCCGGATGGTATCGTGACGCAGGCAACGTCCAAAGGCAAGGTCGTTGCACTCGGTACGGGAGCCGACCTGTACGACGACATCATGGCCGAGGGCGGCGTGATCGACCTGGTCGAGCAGTCCGGCTACATGGTCAACGGTCATGTCGCGGCTATGAGCATGCGAGCGAAACTGCGCGGTCTGCGCGATGCCGATGGTCAGCCGATCTTCAAGGCGACAATGCAGGAGGGCACCCGGTACCAACTGGACGGCGAGCCGATGATCTTCCCGCAGAACGGGTCGGTCGACCCGACGAAGTCGCTGCTGATCGCCGGCGACTGGCGGCAACTGGTGTATGCGATCCGGCAGGACATCACATACAAGATCCTGACGGAAGCCGTGATCCAGGACCCGGCTACGGGCGACATCGTGTATAACCTCGCCCAGCAAGACATGGTGGCCCTGCGCTGCGTGATGCGGCTGGCATGGCAAATCCCGAACCCGATCAACCAGCTCGATCGGGACGAGAACACGCGCTTCATGTTCTCGGTCCTTACGCCGCCGGCTTCGCCGTAATTCGGCACACCGTAATGATTCAACCCCTGCGGGAGCGTGACTTCCGCAGGGTATTTTTACGATGAAAGGGTGATCGATTTTGGTGAAGGTTGAAATGCTGGTGAACACATATTACAAGCGGCCGCTGAAACCGGGCGATGTCGTCGAAGTCGACGTTGCTGTCGCTGAGCGATGGGAGAACCACGGTATTGCCAAACGGGTCGCATCTGAGCCTGACGATCCGCCGGTGAGCGAAGAAACACCGGCAAAACTGCCGAAACGCGGGAGAGGCGGCAAGCAAGATGACGCTGAATGATCTCAAGACGCTGCTCGGCATTCCGCCGGATGACACGTCGAAGGACGAACTACTGAATATCCTCCTGCCAGCCGCCATCGACTTCGTGATCGAGTGGACGCAAAACGAGTTCAGCAAGGATGATCAAGGCTCGATCGTCCTGCCGGCCGGGGTGAAACTGGCTATTTCAATGATGATCCAGGCGGTTATGACGTCCGGAGTCGGAACCGAAGGCGGCGGTGACGCCGGTATGGTCGAGTCCGAGCGCGTAGGATCGATGCAGCAGACTTTCCGGAACCCGGCGGAAATCTGGACGACCGGCGGCGGACTGAACGGCGCGTCAGGCGGCAGCACAGCGCCGTGGTTCGCGCTGCTCAAACCTTACCGGCGGATCCGGTTCGTTCCGTCCGGCGGGGCATGCAAGCGAGATGATCTGCCATGCCCGTAAGGGTGCACGACCAAAACCGTATCCCCCGGCTCATGAAGGAACTGGATAACCTGGGGAAGCGAAAAATCCGCGTCGGCATTATGGGCGGTGACATGGCCATGATCGGCCGGGTGCATGAATTCGGCGCCCGGATCCCGGTGACGCCAAAGATGCGAAAGTGGTTCGCTGCGCAGGGGTATCCGTTGCGTAAAGATACGACGCACATCGTCATTCCGGAGCGCTCGTTCATCCGTTCCGGGTTCGATGCGAACGAACGGGCATTCCTTGAGGAAGCGAAGAAGCACCTGCTGGAAGCGTTCAAGAAAGGGACACCGACGGATGCCGTTTTGCAGGCTCTCGGCCTGCAACTGCAGGGCATGATGCAGCTTTATCTCCGCGACGTGAGCGAGCCGCCGCTGTCCCGGATGACCGTCGAAATGACCGGCCGGAGCAACCCGCTGGTCCACGCCGGGAACCTGCTCCGGGCGATCGTGTACGAGGTGGTCTGACATGCCGAAACTGTATCGTTTCAACCGCCTGATCGAAAAGTACAGTGTTCCGTGCCAGCACATCTCCCACGAGCCCGGTCACTACGATGATGACGGCATCTGGCGCGAGTCGCAGGACGTCACGGTCGACACCAAGGCGGCAATCCTTCCGGTTCCGGAGCGCACGATGTATGAGTCTGGCGGACGGTACACGACGGCGGATCGGCTGATCATCGCCCTCGAAGCGTTCCCGCTACAGTCGCACATCTTTTACCGCGGAAAGAAGTACCGGATCGAGGAAGAAACGGACTTCTCCGAATATGCGGACTTCCACCAGTACCTCGCCAAGCTGGTGGACACCGGCGGTGAAAGCGGGGTGGAAGCCGGTGATTGATTATGCAGCGATTCGCTCGGCCATCGTCCGTCCTCTGTCCGCGGCGCTCGGCATCCCAGTCATCATGGGCGACCAGACGGGGAAAATGCCGCCATATCCCTTCGTCACGTACAAGATGACGTCTCCGTACCTAGCGCCCGTGCACGGCGCCGAGGGCGTCGTGAACGTGGAAGGCGGCATCCGCCGGACGCAGGAAAAGCAGGTCGAGGTCGTGTTTTCGTTCACGGTCCATTCGAAAGACCCGGATGAAGCCTACCGGCGGTGCTATGCGCTCATCGAGCATTTCGATTTCGCCGGGCGCGATGCGTTGCGGGACGTCGGCATCGTCGTCGTCAACGTTACGAACGTCCAGAACCGGGACGTTTTTCTGACGATCGAATACGAGCGCCGCGTCGGGTGCGACGTGCGGTTCCGAGTGCTCAATCGTAGCGAACTGATACCAGATCCGGACGCGGGCGATTTCATCGAGTCCGCGGAAATTCAATATGAGGGGTGATCAAGTTGCCTATTCGTGATGTGACAGTCACCATTGATCTGCAACGGCCCGCCGGCCTGATCGGGTTCGGCAAGCCGCTGATTCTTGGTTCCAAAGCGGGCGGCGCGCCGTACAAAGAATACTCCGATCTGGACGGACTGAGCGCGGATTTTGGCCCTACTACTGAAGTCTACAAAATGGCGGCCGCGCTCAAGGGTCAGGGGCAGAGCTCGCCGGCTATATTTGCGGTGGCGGCTTACGACACCGCGGGTGATCCAGTCACGACGCTTCAAGATGTATGGGACAAGGACTGGTACTTCCTGCTGACCACGGAATCGGATGTCTCGACGCTCAAAGGGTTGGCCGATGTCGTGGAAGGCAAGGGCTTCAAGATGTTTGCGACGCGGGTCGGCGACGAGGCCGATCTGGCCGTGTTCAAGACGCAGGACTACGACCGGACGTTCGTGATCTATCATTCCGATCCGGATGAGCTGGCGAAGTATCCGGATGCCGCCTGGGTCGGCGCCCGCGGGTCGCAGCAGGTTGGATCGGTGACATGGAAGTTCGCGCAGCTCATCGGTATCACGGCCGACGACATCGGACTTTCGACCGTGCAAAACGTGAATGCGGCCGGAGGCAACGTTTACGTCATGCGCGGCGGTCAGCCGCGGACGGGCGAGGGCATCGTTGTGAGCGGCGAGTTCATCGACGTGATCATGTCAAAGGACTGGGTGCAGATCAACATCGAGAACGCCATCCAGACGCTGCTCAACAACTCGCCGAAGGTGCCGTACACGGACGCCGGCATCGCGCAGCTTGAGGCGGCCACCGTAAACGTCCTGCGCGCCGGCTACAACCAGGGCATCATAGCCGAGGACGAAGATGGCCTTCCGCTGTATTCGACGGACTTTCCGTCGCGCGCGGAAACGAACCCGGCCGACCGTGCGCAGCGGAAGTACACCGGCGCGACGTTCTCGTTCGAACTGGCTGGTGCGGTGCATGAAGCAACGATCCGCGGCACGATCACGGTGTAAGGAAGGAGGATGAACCGTGGCTACCACCAACTATGATGCCAAAAGCGTGACGGTCGTCGTCGACGGAGTCTATATCACAGGCTTCGCCGAGGGATCGTTCGTCGAGTGCGAAAAGGCGGAGGACACCCTCCAGACGTCCGTCGGTGCCCAGGGTGACGTAGGGATCAGTGAGGTCAACAACCCACTCGGCAGCATCACGATCACACTGCAACAGACATCCCCTTCGGTGTCGTACC